CCATAACCCAACGACGAGAGAAATACCCCTCTGTGGCGGATGCCGCAATATCAAACTTCTGCTTCCAGTGTTCGATTTCTTGAAGCTCAGCAATCTTGGATGGATTGTTCAAAGAAAGTTTGAAATTAATAAGATCGTCTCCGCGGAAACCAAGAGTATAAAGATGGATAATCCCAATTTTTTCGAGTTCATGTATAACTGTCCTTTGTAATCTTTGTACTGTACGTGCAAAACGAATATCTTTTTGGGCCAAAGTAGTTTTATCTTCTGTAGCACCTTCACCCATTGAAAGATATGACTGAGGGACTTTTAATGCAGAAAAAAGTTTATCCCGTAAATATTTAATATCATCAATCTCAGTAGTGTTTGAACCACCAGCTAAGTTTGATATGTCTGTGGCCGAACCCTGACGAACTGGGATGTAATAATCTTCTTCAATTGACAAGGGATTATATCTAAGGTCAACACGACCGGTATCTTTATCAGTAATAGAGTGTCTTTTCAATTGAGATACAATCTTTTGCATATAACCTTCCACATCTTGTGGGGGAATTGCACCAACATCAATCTTAAATACACGGCGTTCCGAGGAGCGAACAACGCGGTAAGCCATCATAGCATCTTCCATAAGTGTGAGTTGTCTCCAGATACGGCGAGCCGGCTCTAAAACAGATGAACCATATGGGATGTACTTGTCATTGCCAAGAATTCGGAAATGTGCAACTTGCCAATTTTCAAAAGTCATACCCGCGGAATTCCACTGATACTGGACATAGTTGGGGTTTGTTGAGTCCATCCCTTCAAGCCTTTCTACTTCTTGAAGCGGCAGCGCAATCGCAGATTGAACACCCATCTTATCATCGATATCCAAGTAAAGCATAAAATCACCATACTTGCACATGGTACGGCACCAACCAAAAAGATTATATTCAATGTTTAGAATATTATGATATAAAAGATCTAATACTGCTTTAATCTCTTCATTCGTGCAGTTAATATTTAGCATGGGACGCAATGCTGAGAATGTTGTCATCTCATCGGCATAAATGTCAAGCGAAGAAGCAATCTCCGGCATGTATTCCATCTGATCAAAATCAATGTATCTCTCACTTCTCCTTTGATTTGCTATAGCATTAGAGGCTATGGTATCTAAAGGGTTGTAAGTTTGTTTTTTAAATTGTTGACCGGAGGCTGTCTTAAACCTTGAAGAATATTTATCAAGATGTTGTCTCCGTATCTTACGCCCTGATTGTGAGCGGTATGTTACAATTGGTCCCGAAAACAATCGCGTTAACGATTTGAATAACGATGACTGGGTGTTTACGGGGTTTTTTCCTTTTCTATTATTTCTTGGTGCCATTTAATTTCTCACTTTATAATCCACATGAATTCTTTATAGATGTTTTCAGCATCTGACATTTTATCTAAAACGCCATCTTCCTTGTATCCGATCTGTCCTTTAATCTTTGTATCAAAACTAGTTCGTGAAGTTATTATAGCATCAACAAAAGCCTTCTTGTAGTTCAAATCTCTTTGATTTGTTTGTAAAGCTGTGTCTCTGACCCAGCAAGCAATTGCAAGTGCCATAACTAAATCATCATTGTATCCTTTTAGTGCTTGAGGTTTTCCATTTGTCCAAATAAATGTTCTCAATTCATTAGCCAAACGGGACGAATATGTAGTAATTAGTTTGTTTCTTATAAACTCTTCTAATTTAGCTACTACCAGAGGACGTGTTTTGGAGGAAGTAGTAAAACCCGGGACAGCCGAGTTTCTATGTTCGGCCATGTGTTGCTCAATATATTCATGCGTAGATTTTACAGAATAATAAATATTTGGATATGCATAATCAATTAGTTTATCTAAAACTGTGTATCCGATGCTATTATTTTCAATAACTACCATAGCATTTCCAAACTCTCTTCCAATTTGATTTAACATATTAGCATATAAGTCAGGAGTTGGCTTACCCTGATACTCCCCAATAACTTGCAATGTTTCTAATTTTATAAGATGAAATGTAGAATAATCAGCACCATCGCCACGTGCAACATCCGCAGTTAAAAGATAGTTGCTAGAAGGTTCATATTCTTCCCAAATCCAAAAATTGCGATCAAATGCTGTTCTATATTTTGGTTCAGTTATATTTTCAGTTATCCATTCAAGTGCATCCGGATCAATAACAGTTTCGCCTGATGTATTGAAGTTGCATTCAAGCTCTTGAGCTATTTGTCTACGTGACATGTTTCTGGTTTCTTTGTTAAACCACTCTTCATTTCGTTCAGGGTGTACATCCCACATTAATGTTGTTAATTTAAAATTGTTCTCATTTGTTTCAGCGCCAACACAAGTTTTGTGGAACCAATTACCAACACCGTTTGGGGTTGATATTGCTATACAACGGCCACCAGTTGACAACGTGGGATATAGACCAGTCCACAAATCTTCAAGTCCGTCGATGTGGGCGGCCTCGTCTAAAACCAACAAGGACAGCGCCTCTGAGCGTCCTGCGTCACCAGAAGTAGAAGCCGCTTTGATTGTTGAACCATTAGAAAGTTCAAATGAAGTACGGTTATCAGTAGAGATAGAGGCGATTCTAATCCAGTCTGGTAAGTTTTTCATAATACTTTTAACTTTACGGACAAGGTTACCGGCTGTCTCAAACTTAGTAGCCATGACAAGAATAGATTTATCACGATGAAACAACATCATCCATACAATGTAACCAGCAGTCAAAGTTGATATACCGAGTTGTCGACCTTTATTGATCACATTAAAGCGATAATCGTTAAAGTCGTCTAATAAATCATCTTGATAATCAAACGTATTAAAAAGAATCAGCCCGTGCATCGGGTGAGATATACGGGCATACGTTTTTAAAAAGTAAGACGGATCTTTACCGCATTTAACTACTTCTTTTAATATTTCTTTTTTTGTTAATTTGAAACTCATACATTTTTCAGGGCCGCTATTACTTCTTTTCTGTTGACTAAACCACCTTCGCCGTCGCGAACAATCATATCTTCCATACCATCGATCTCCATGGCAGCCATTAATTCATAATCTGACATTTCGTCAAATCCATGGGGGTCTAAAACATTATACTTTTCTTCGTCACCGAAGCCGCAGTGGTAATCTCCAACTTCTTTTAACACTTCTTGAATTATATATTTAACTTCTTTAAATCCTATTTCACGACGTTGCGGCTCAATATATTCAGGTGCCAGTTTTTCAATGACACTTGTAAACAAATCTAGCATGTCTTCTGGCTGCATGTCCTGCACAAGATTGACAATCCTATCCTGTACATTCATGGTGTCAGAACCAGCCATTTGTTCTGGGGCTTCAGCCTCCGTATCATACGCGCCTTCTTCGTCATATTCGTCATCGTATTGAGGCATGTCATTTGTAGGAAGGGGCATTGTTTCAGCAGACCGATCAACATTTGGATCGTTTGCTGGAGCTTGAGTCGCGCGACGATAGCTGCCCGGGCCGTATTCACGCTCTAGCCAGTCAGGTTTAGGCCCTTCTTTTTTAATCCAAGCTATAAACTCATCAGCTTTCTTTTGAGTCATAGCCTCATCTAAAAAAGTATCTTTCACATACTCTTGAATAATAATTTTTTGAAGTTCAGATTTGGAAATTTCCACTTTACGATTCCTTTTTTCTAGAATCATTCTCTGGTCGTTTACCACCCTTGCCATCCCAGCCACCTTGGTCAAGGAACTTTCTAAAACTATCTTCAAGACGATCTTCAGATGGCTCACCATATGCCATGTTTTCGTCTAACCCACCAATCTTATAGTGCATCTTAGCTGTAACCCAGCTTCTCACTCTGGAAGAGTTTTCAACGCGAACATCAACTTCTCCTTCCTTAGTGAGCGTGACACCACTACCTGTGATTTTTTTGTATTCTTTCTTTAAAAATTTTACAACATCAGCAATTCTTTGTTCTACTTCTTGCTCAAAGCCGTTTGCATACACTTCTCGCAATTGTACTTCTGAGTGATATCCTAAACACATCATATTACCATAAAAACTAACATTAAAGCCGTCCATTACCCTCTTATCAATAAGTGGCCGGCCATCGTCACGCTGGAGCCCGGGCTTCAAGGCTTCTCCATTTTCGTCCAATGCTCCATCATAAGCATTAGCTGCGGCCTGCGATAAGCCTTGTATAATTTCGTAAACTGTTGCCATTACTGGTCTCCTCTGACGTTCTTGTAATATAAATAGTGTTTAACTGA